CTCGCTCGCCAGCGCCTTGGCCACATCGCGAGAGGTCGAGAGTTCCTGGCGAGCGGCTTCGAGCAGCGCAACCAGAACTGGGAGAACGCCCGGCGCAAGTTCGACGCAATCTTCAAGCAGCTCCCCAGCGACCCGTTCAACGACTTCCCGGAGCTGCTGGCCTTCTTCAACGCCAGGCGGGGGCGGCTGCGGGGCTTCCGGTTCCGGGACCACACGGACTTCGAGGCGATTGCCCAGGTCTGTACCCAGTTCAACGACACCGCGATCCTGGTGGGCGATGGGGTCGAGACTGAGTTCCAGTGCGCGAAGCTCTACGACGACGCCAATCAGAGCTTCAACCCGTTCCGCCGGTTGATCAAGAAGCCGGTCCTGGAATCACCGGACCCAGACTTCGAGTCTGGTGACCCCACGGCTCAGGTGTTCCTGGACACGGGCGGCGGCCCTGTGCTCCAGGCCAGGCCAGGGGACTACTCCTTCGACACCTCCACCGGCAAGATCACCTTCACGGTGGCTCCAGTGACTGGCGACGTCGTGACCTGGACTGGAGAGTTCGACGTGCCGGTGCGCTTCGACACCGACGACCTCGACACGACTCTGACCGACTTCGACAACTTCGTGGTCCCGGTCGTCTTCATCGAGCTGCGGATCCCGCAGGGCTAGGCCATGCCGAAGACTCTGCCCGCAGCTCTCACGACCCACGTGGCCGGCGACGTCACGACGCTCGCAGTGTGCTGGCGCATCACGCGAGTGGACGGCACGGTCTTCCGTTTCACGGACCATGACGAGGACATCCTGTTCGTGGCCGGCTTCGGGCTGACGGTCGTGGTGGCGGCGGGTGAGAACTTCCGGGCCATCGGGGCCTTCTCGCGCACCGCCATCGCAGTGAAGACGGGGCTCAGGGTGGACAACCTCGACCTGTCGGGTCTGATCAACCCGGACGGCACTGAGGGCGGGATCTTCCTCCAGGATCTTCAGACCAGGAAGTTCACCAACGCCGAGGTGGAGATTTTCATGGTGAACTGGACCGCCCCAGACGACGGGGCCATCCCGGTCATGCGCGGCAACCTTGGCGAGATCAAGCTGAACGTGGACACCAAGACCTACGAGGCCGAGATGCGCGGCCTGTCCCAGAAGTATTTCCAGAAGATCGGAGAGCTTTACACCTTCAAGTGCCGGGCTGACCTGTTCGATGAGCGCTGCAACAACACGGCCGTGAACCCGGCCGGGGACTTGCCGGCGGCAAACTTTACACAACGCACGCTGGTGGAGTCCCAGTCTGGGGACAGGCGCACCTTCACGGTGCCGGCCAACCAGAACGTCACCGACGCAGCCCCCTCGCTCGACAGCGGGGTGAGGTTCGGGGCAGTGAGCGGATCCCCGCTGCGGCTGAAGCGGGGCCCTCGGGAGCTGGGGACCAGGGACGCGCCCTTCCGGATCAGCACCCCGGCCGAGCTGGACGACATCCGGACCAACCCCAGAGCGTTCTACGCCCTGGTGAACGACATCGACATGTCTGCCTTCGGCTTCTGGACCCCCATCCCCACCTTCATCGGGGGGCTGGACGGTCGCGGCTTCGCCATCATTGACCTGGACGTGGACCGGCCCGGCAACGCGGAGGCCGATGGGCCTGCGGCTTTCATCGACCGCCTGCTCCAGGGGGCGGTGATCCGGCGGCTCGTGATGCTGGGGGGCATATTCCAGAGCGGCCTCAGCAGCACCGCGGGGTTCTTCGCGGCGCCCCTGGCGGCCCGCACCACTCCCGACCCGCAGCACAGCGGCGCCTTCGGGGTGGTTGAGGACTGCGCCTTCATCGGGTGCGAGGTCCTGGACGACACCGTCGTGGCCACGAATCGAATGTCCGGCTGCATCGGGGAGATGGACGACTTCCTGTCTATCCGGCGCTGCTTTGCTGCCTGCCAGATCGCGGCTGTGGCTGGCACCAGGAACCATTCCAACCTCACGATCGGGAACATCCTGTCCGCGACCGCGCAGGGGATCAGTGAGAACGCCCAGACGATGGAGGACAACTACACCGACGAGGACCGCCAGATCATCGGCGAGAAGACAGCTTCCGACTTCGGGGACGACCGCTTCGGCAACAATGAGTCCACCACTGAGGTCACGAGGCTCACCACCGCACAGGCGAAGAACAGCTCCAACCTGGTCGGGTTCGACTTCGAGAAAATCTGGCTGAAGCCTGAGGACATCCCTGCGGCGGCCTACGTGGACACCGGCGCCGAGACCCTGACGTTCAACGAGAACGGCGCCAGCCAGGACACGCTCGTCCGCAGCGCTGGGAGTTGGCTCACGGACGGCTTCGAGATCGGAGACCGGATCGAGGTCATCGGCTCGGCCACATCCTTGACGCACCCAGCCGGGGACAACCAGGCGTTCATTGGGGGCGCGTCCGCGTTCCTGGATACCCTCAGTCGGCAGACAGGCACCTGGACCGGGGACGGCTGGGTGGTTGGTCTGCTCGCCACTATCTCGGGAGCGAAGATCGAGCGCAACAATGGCACGTTCTTGATCCATTCTCTGACGACCACCGTCCTGACGTTCAGCCCTGGGGTCGTGTTCACTAGCTCCACCGGCAACACCAACGTGACCACCACCACCCTGGGCAACGACGGACCCAAGGACATCGTCGCCGTCACGGCCACGACCCTGACGCTGGCCAGGCACAACGGCTTCAGGCAGACGGGCGCGCTCCTGGGATCTGGGATCACGGTCACGGCCAGCAAGTACCCCCGGCCCCTGATCGTGAGGGCACCCTAAATGGCGGCCGTAGGCTACGTCGCCAACGACACCGGCAGCGCGCCCAGCCTGAACATCAGGGACGTGCTCACGGACTTCGGCCACACGGTCACGCTTTCGACACAGGCCGCCTTCCTCAGTGGTACGTTCAGCGCTCAGGACGTGATCGTGGTGGGGCCACATGACCGGGACGACGCCACGTTCATCGCCAATCTCGACACCCACATGGACACCCACGGGGTGCCGATCGTGTGCCTGGCGGTGGATGTGGTGGCGGCTGACCCGACCGGCCTGGACACGGCGGGCGCCCAGGCGCGGGATGCAGGAGACGTGCCAGACTCCGCGGCTGCCGCGTTGGGCATCATCGCGGTGGAGCGCAGGAGCGCCACCGATCCGGACGCCTCCGACACCCTGAACCTGCGCGAGACCGACAGCCGGACCAACATGATCACCAACTCCCTGTTCGGCACGGACGACTTCGTGGATCAGCTGATGCTGGGGGAGGGTGACGTCGGCATGATCGTCACCGAGCAGCCTGAGGTGAGGAGCCCCATCACGGGCAACATCATCGAGCAGAGCCAGAACCTCGCCGGCACTCGGCTGATCACCAACGACCTGGGGTTCACGATGCTGAACGCGGCTGCCTCTGGGGCCAGCAAGGTGGGGCAGCGGACTGGTGAGACCTTCTCTGAGCGGGTGGTGTTCTTCGGGGTGACGGGCAGCCAGGCGTTCGGCCGGGAAGGGTCTGGGATCATCAACGCGGCCATCATCTGGGTGCAGGACAACGCGGCGGCCAACGACTTCGACGCAGGCGCCGGCAACGGGGCTGTGTTCGCCTACATCGACCTGAGCGACCTGGTCACCTACGACAGCGGCACGATCGCCTGGGACGAGACCACGCCGGGCGGCACCTCGGTCACGGTGGAGGTCAGCGATGACGATGGGGTGAGCTTCAGCGTCCAGAGCAACGGCGGGTCCATCCCGGTCCTATCGGCCTCTGAGGACGTCTCGAAGAAGCGCCTGCTGATCAAGGTGACGCTGGCCGGCACCACCTCGGCCACCCCTGACTTCGACAACCTGATCGTGACCCTGCGCGGCGAGCAGCCTGCCCTCCAGGATATGGACACAACAGGGGCCACGGCGGGCGTCCTGGCCCCTGACGAAGAGTTCCTGGGGGGGCAGGTGATATGGGTCTCGGGCAGCAATTCAGGCACCTCTATGGAGATCCGCAGCTGGGACAGCTCCACCAGGACCATCAAGCTCTGGAAGAAGATGGAGCTGGCCATCGCGCCTGGGGACATCTTCGACATCCGGCCGGGCTGCCAGAAGCGTCTCCTGCTGGACTGCCGGGACCGGTTCGACAACGTGGACAACTTCCGGGCGGAGCCACACATCCCGGGCACGGACCAGCTCACCAAGACCCCGGACAGGCAGTAGACATGCAAGCGCTTGCACCTTTCACCCGAGCTGACGTGGTGACGAAGGCCCGCGAGCTGGTAGGACGGACGCCCTCCGGCAGGCCCACGGTCAGGTTCCGGCACCAGGGCAGGAAGCCAGACGGAGGTGGGATCGACTGCGCGGGGGTGATCATCTGGGTGAGTCATGAGCTGGGCCACCAGCTGGACTTCGAGTTCGTGGCGTACGAGCGCTACCCGGCCCACCAGCAGGTCCAGAAGCTCTTCGACTCCCAGCTGGCCAGGAAGCCCATGGGGATGCGTGATGCGGAGCCTGGAGACATTCTGCTCATGCGGGACATCGGGATCCGGTGGCCGATGCACATGGGCATCCTGGTGGACGGCACCGGCATCTTCGGCCTGAACATCATCCACGCCTGGGTGGCGGTCCGGGGCGTGATCGAGACTCCGCTCCGGGATGAGTGGACCTTCAAGGGCTTGCGTGTGTACTGCTATCCACCGATCCTGGGGGAGCGATGGGCGACCCACTAACACTCGGACTGGTGATCGTCGCGGCGGCGTCCGTGGCGAGCGCCCTGCTGGCACCTAAGGCACAGCTACCGGACACGACAGGACCGCGTCTGGGGGACACGGGTGTCTCCAGCTCGGCCTATGGGGAGACCATCCCCATCAACTTCGGGACGGTCCGGACCGGCTGCAACGTGATCTGGGCCACGGACTTGGTCGAGGTCAAGACCGTCACCAAGTCCGAGCAGGGCAAGGGCGGCAGCCAGACCACGACCAGCACCAGCTTCGAGTATTTCCTGAACGCCCAGATGGCGATCGGGGAGGGGGTTGTTGCGCGGTTCCTGCGCATCTGGGCGGACAACAAGCTGATCTACGACGCCCGCGAGAGTTCTGAGGTCTTCTTCAAGTACCCAGGCAGCAAGCTCAGGTTCCAGGCCGGGACCGAAGACCAGCTGCCCGATCCATTCATCGAGGCGGACATTGGCACTGGCGACACCCCGGCCAATCGAGGCATCGCCAACTTCGTGGTGGAGAACATGCCGGTGGCCGACTTCGGCAACCGCGTGCCGCAATTCACGTGCGAGGCCACCTGGGTCACGGGCGACGCCTTTCCGAGCCGGGTGCTGTGGAACAACGCAGGCTCCTCCCCTGGGGATGGAGACGGGGACATCCAGGGCGTCAATCCAGGCTGGGGCACTAACGACGACATAGCGACTAAGCTCAACGAGGGCCTGTTCTGGGCAGCCAAGACGTCCCAGCTCGCCGCCGGCACCGTGACCTGGTCCGTGGTGGATCTGTTCAGGGGGCGGATCGTGTCCCAGCGCTTCTTCGATGGTGCGGACAATCCCACGGACGATCTGAGCGACAACGTCACCACAGGCATAGGGTCGCCGGGCGCTGTGGTATCGGAGGATCGCCTGGTGTGGACCGGCTTCCCTTCGCAGAGCAGCGACAACCGGTACTGGGCCGTGGACCGCCGCAGCCTCAGGGTGCTGAACAAGTCGGTGGACGTGGAGAACGGCCGCCAGTGGAATGACGCCATCGGATATGCCACCTCAGACGAGGAAGGCAGTGTCTCCGAGGCCGCCATCCTAGCCGTCACTGTTCTCCAGGTCACAGGATGTGAACTTGTAATCCTGAACAACCAGGTGAGCGGCACCGGTTTAGGGGGTGCCTTCATCTTCAGACCTTTCGGAGAGGCGTTTGACCCGATCAATCCGCCTTTCCCCGTCATCACGAACCTTGAAGGGCCGGACTTCTTTGGCAACGCCTGGGGCATTTACGCGCAGAACGCGGGCAACCCGGCGGGCACTGTCGGCATCCTCAAGATCAGCCTCTTCTATACGCGCGGAGATGTGAAGGGTGGATTCAACGGGAGAGGGATCGGCCTAGGTCTGAAGGAGCCCTTCTTCGGGGAAGTGCGGGACCTGACTGTGGAAGCCACCGGGGGCACCACAACAGGGGGCGGCCTGGCCTCTGCCGGTATTTGGCTCGACCTGCCAGCCAACCAGTTGATCCTGGTGTACGTCGGGTCGCAGGGCGTCGATAGCGTGATCATGCGCTACGACATCGTGACCGACACCATCGTGGACAAGGCCAAGTTCGTGGATCTGGGCCTGGATAACGGGGCCGCGGATACGGGCAGAAGCATGAGGGCAGCACGAGACCAGACTGCTGTGGATGCTGTCTGGCTCTCGGGAGTCGGCCTCAGCGGGGACGTCGCGGAGATCAAGATCGACGACCCCGTGAACGGCGTGACCTCGTTTGGAGTGAAGACCAACTTCTCCGTGGTAGTGCACGAGACCGGGGTGGGAGGCTTCAACCTCGCCTTCGGCGGCCTCGCCGGGGCCATCATCCCGAACTTCCTCGACAAGTCCGCCATCGTCAGGCTGGACAACTCCTCGCCCGAGCCTGTCCACCAGATTTTCTTTGACCGCGTTGGTCAGAACCTGGCTGACCTGGCGGACATCGTGACAGACCTCTCCGACCGGGTGAACCTGGACTCGGCTGATCTGGACGTCTCGGACCTGGTCGGCACCACTGTCCGGGGCTTCGAGATCGTCAAGCGCGGGACAGCGCGGAACGCAATCGACCGCCTGTCTGTCGCCTTCTTCTTCGATCCGGTCGAGTCCGACAACCTGCTGAAGTACCTGACCCGCGGGAAGGCCAGCTCTGAGACCATCGACTTCGATGATCTGGGGGCAGCCTTGGAGCGGCTGCCGGACGCGCCCAACCGGGTAGACGAGACCGACAAGCAGGAGGCTGAGATCCCCAAGCAGATCGACGTCCAGTACATCGACCAGGAGCGGGACTACCAGGCCGGGGACGTGTACGCCAAGCGGATCCGCGACCCGGACCCCACGGTCTTCGGGGAGGAGCTTCAGAAGATTGAGCTGCCGATCGTATTCAGCGCCGACGAGGCTGAGAAGATCGCAGACTCCGCGCTGGCGGTAGCCTGGACGGAGGCGGCCCGGCAGAAGTTCTTCCTGCCCTACCGCTTCATCGGGATCGACCCGGCAGACAACGTCACGATCGTGCGGCCTGACTGCTTGGACATCCTGTCCCGTGTGAACGAGATCGCCTTCGGGTCCGGGATGGTGTCGGAATATGATGGTGTCGAGGAGGACCTGGAAATCTACAGCTCCCTGCTGTCCCAGTCCGGCGGTGACAACTTCATCGACCAGACCATCCTCTTCGCTGGAGACGCTCGCCTGTTCCCGGTGGACAGCCCGCTCGTGAAGGACGGCCATTCGCGGAGTCAGACCGGCACCGGCCCGTACCTGGGCACCAGCAACGAGTCCGGCGACTTCCGTGGGACTGTGCTTCATCAGTCGATTGACCAGCTCAGCTGGCAGCAGATTGACGTCTTCGATGAGCAGGTCCTGGGCGGGCTGGTGATTGACAACGCTGTGGCGCTGTCCCCGGACGTGGTGTTTCAGACTGACACCACGACGGAGATCACGATCGTGCCCTTCGACGATGCCAGCGCAGCCGCCCTGGTCACGATCACGGACGTGCAACTGCTTGCGGAGAACAACGGAGCATGGTGGGGCAACCCGATCGACGGCTATGAGATCGTGAAGTTCCGGGACGTCACTGACAACGGTGACGGGACCTTCACCCTGGGC